CTTTATATTTTCTCCGGCGGAACTTTCTTCGAGGCTTTTTTAGGGCATTGGTAGCGGTTATATTTACTCCTCCGGTAAAGTTACGCGTTCCTTCATGCTCCTCCTTTCACACGGATACCATTGCTCCTCCTAACCACTACCAATGTCTCTGAAAAAGCCTCGAAACTAATAGAAAAGGATAAACACTATGCCGAAAAGAGAAGCTAAACCTTTGAAAAGAAGAGGGAAATCCAAGGCCATGACTGCCGAGGATAGGGAAAACGAGCTGATCTCATTGGCCTATGACCTTGTAGAACAGCGAATGTTAGACGGAACAGCCACTGCAGCCGAGACTGTACACTTCTTAAAGCTCGGATCAAGCCGAGAGAAGCTTGAACGAGAGATGATGAGACAGAAGAAGGAGTACGAGCAGGCTAAGACTGAAAACCTAGCTTCCCAAAGAAGCTCAGAGGAGCTATACGCAAACGCGTTGAGCGCATTTAGGAGATATTCAGGAGCACCAGAGGATGAAGAGGACTACTTCGATTAAGACTTACTCAAAACTTATCGAACTCCCAACCTTCAAGGAGCGATTTGAATACCTATACATAGGCGGACGAGTCGGTGAAGCAACCTTTGGCGCGGAGCGATATTTGAACCAGCATTTCTACAACTCACTCGAATGGCGAGAGTTGAGAGATAAGATCATTCTTCGTGATGAGGCATGTGATTTGGGAATCGAGGGCCGAGACATTATGTATCGCAGAGACATTCGAATTCATCACATTGAGCCTATTACGATGGATGATATTCTTAACCATTCATCCCGACTAATGGATCCGGAAAACCTGATTACCTGTCTTAGCAAGACACATCAGGCGATTCACTACACTGGCTGGGATGGGGTATACCAGGAACCAGTAACTCGCAGACCGTATGACACATGTCCATGGAGGTTGTAATGGATAGTATCTTAGATTCAGTAAAAGATAAGATCGCTGGCGGTGCTATTCATGAGCACTTTGACAATGCGTTAATCGATGACATCAATGCTGTGTTGGTTGATCTCAGACAGATTGGGATTGGGCCAGAAGAAGGCTTTCATATAACAGGTAACAGTGAAACATGGGCGGATTTTTTGGGAGCAGATAAGGCTATGCAGGAAAGTGTTGCTACGTTGGTTGCTCTAAAAGTTCGTCTTATATTTGATCCACCTGCAAGCGGAGCCATAACTGAAACAATCAACAAACAGATCGACAGACTCGAATGGCGACTCAATGTCAACTATGAGATAGGTGTTTAACATCTGCCCACAGACTAAAGAAAGGAGGCCGACGTGGATAAGATACCGTGGGACATTGTAGTCACGATCTTTTGCACGCTCTTTGCGTCAAGCGGATTCTGGACATGGGTTATGTCGAAACAGAAGAACAATAGCGCAGAGCGTAGAATGATACTGGGGCTTGGGTTCGCTAAGATCTGTGAACGCTGCACGTTCTACATTACTCGTGGTTACATAACCAGAGACGAGTACACAGATCTTAAGAAGTATCTGTACGAACCATACCGCGATCTTGGTGGTAATGGCACGTGCGAACGGTTAATGCAGGAAGTCGACAAACTTCCAATTAAACAGGATTAAGGAGGATGATCCAAAATGAATGAAATTCTTACAAACTTGATTGTAGCTGTTATTTGCGGCCTCATTGCTTGGCTGGTAAAGACGATCGTACCATATATTGAGACAAAACTCAGATCCAAGCAGTATGCCTGGGCTGCGGACATAATCAACTATACGGTACGCGCCTATGAACAGATGACTGATGGTCCGGGTCAGGGCGATCAGAAGTTCCGATTGGTTATGGAACAGGTTCAAAAAGAACTGTCAAAATACGGAATTACACTTACAAATACTCAGATTGCAACATTGATTGAAGCTGCTGTCCAGGCCATGAACGCTGAGCAGCTCGTTATCACTACGGATGAACCTACAGGAGGTGAGCATCCGGATGAACAAGCATAATCAAGAAGTCTGTGCCAAAATGGTGAGAGGAGCTGAGACTGGCGGCCAGGTTTATGGCGCCGGCCGCTGGGCTGATGTTAAGAAACCAGAGATTGGACGTGAGGTTACCTTGACATTAGGAGCCTACCAATTTTATGGGGAGGAAGGCCGTCAGCTTCTACAGATGATATTCGATTGGGTTGATGAGCATAAGTTAAAACTCAATAACTATGCCAATCTCAGGCGATTTTTAAATGTAGATTGGGTTCAGACTCAATTGGTTCCTGGTAAAATAGACCAATACTTGATCGGTGATCTTATTTCGTCCGACATCGGTCGTCAAATGCAGACTGAATTATTCTGCGATATTCAGTTACCTGCATACATCAAGCGTGCTGAAGAATTTGGAGTGCACGACGATGCCGCCCAGATGATGTGGGTGGAAGTCGAGCACGTTGGTGGAACCAAGGCGGCTAAGCGTATATTTGGAAGATGCGATGGCGACTACTCTCTGGATAAGATCATGTGGTCTTTGAAACAGGATCAGGCTGACCATTCTTCAGAGAATCAGGCTGGAGATAAGCTTTACTGGTCACGTCATACGTTCTGTAGAGACTGCATTGAGAAGTACGCCGATCTGGATACAGACACAGTTTACATACGAGTGGAGGGATGACATGAAGAAAATCTCTAATATGTTGTTGGCGTTGTCTCTTGCAATGCTCATGATGTTTGTTTCTATTCCATGCTACAGAGGTTTTTCAAGACCGAGAACGTATTCGAACAAAGTTGGCAGCATTTACAGAGTAGGAAATGGTAGAGGAGCCAGTAGATCACAGCGATGGTAATAATAGGAAGTGCAAGACATGACGAGAATTTTCGTTACTCTGATGGACGAGCAGGCGACCAGATTGGAAGTGAAGTAGAGACCCAGGAATGGTATCCACATCCAAAAGGTTGGCGTGTTCTTCGGTGCCGGGATTCAGTGAAAGCCGAGAAGATCGCAGCTAATATGCGGTATGCCTGCGACAATCCACATATAGGTTATGATCAAAACGAGAATTATTCTCTCTGGGACATCGCAAAGGATCTTGGTTTTGACTGCCGGTTGGTGGATACAAACTGCGAAACCGACTGTGCAAGACTTGTACGAGTTTGTTGTGCGTATGCAGGGATTATGGCCGAGGATTTCTACACAGAAAACGAAGCGCATTACCTGCTCGAGACAGGCGAGTTCGATGAGATACCTCTGGCCGCCAATAATTCAGATTTGCTTCGCAGAGGAGACATTCTCGTTACCAAGACGAAGGGGCATACCGTTGTTGTTGTGCAGCAGACCAATCAGCAAGCTGTCGAAGATGATTTCGATGGCGCTTACATAAAAGTTTATGGAGGAGAAATCAAAATGGCAGAAACATACAAAGTAGGAACTATCCGACTGGGTTCCGAAGGTAATGATGTGCTTCTTGTCCAGACAATCCTTAAGGGACGAGGATTCAAGGGCGCTGACGGAAAACCACTCGAGCTCGACAAACAGGCCGGTCCAAACACAATGTTTGCAATCAAGTCATACATTGAAGATCGGGCAAAGCATGGTGCTGATCTCGGCGGAATCGATGCTTGGGGTCCGAAGTGCTGGGCCGATCAGGGACTCGCCAGAATATAAGGAGACAGCATGTTAAGTAATACTGCAACTCCTAAGTATTATGGCAAGTTTCGAGATGCCGTAATTCGAGGTGAGATTCCGGTTTGTCAAGAGATCTCAATGGAGATGAATCGAATCGATGATCTGATTCGTGATCCACATTATTACTATGACGATCTGGCGGTCGAAGGCTGGATCGAGTTCTGTAATAATGAGCTGACATTGACCGATGGACGGGATCTCCACCTCCTGGATTCTTTCAAACTCTGGGGTGAGCAGGTTTTTGGTTGGTACTACTTTTCGGAACGTTCAGTCTATCGCCGTAACAAGAATGGTAACGGCGGCCACTACGTAAAGATTAAAGAGAAGAAGCGCCTTACGCTTAAACAGTATTTGATTGTTGCTAGAGGGGCTGCAAAGTCTATGTATGGAAGTACGATTCAGAATTACTATCTGAACATTGATCCTTCCACTACCCACCAGATCACAACAGCCCCTACTATGAAACAGTCTGAGGAGATTCTATCTCCTATACGAACTGCTATTACCAGAGCAAGAGGCCCTTTGTTCCAATTCCTGACAGAAGGCTCATTACAAAACACAACCGGCAGCAGAGCAAATCGGCAGAAGCTGGCATCGACCAAGAACGGTATTGAGAACTTCATCACTGGTTCTCTTCTTGAGATCCGACCGATGTCAATTGACAAACTTCAGGGTCTTCGATGCAAATGCTCAACGATTGATGAGTGGCTTTCCGGAACGATTAGAGAAGATCCTGTTGCTGCTATCGAACAGGGTGCGGCCAAAGGAGGAATGGACGACTACTTGATCATCGCCACTTCTTCGGAAGGAACCGTGCGTAATGCTTCCGGCGATGAAATCAAAATGGAGTTAGAATCCATTCTTAAAGGAGAATACTATGCTCCACATGTATCTATCTGGTACTACAAGCTGGACGATATTTCAGAAGTAGCAGATCCGGACATGTGGTTAAAGGCCAATCCTAATCTTGGATTGACAGTTACTTATGATGCATACCAACGAGATGTAGAAAGAGCTGAGAAAGCGCCGGCTGCAAGGAACGATATTTTAGCAAAGCGTTTCGGCATTCCTATGGAGGGTTATACATACTTCTTCACATACGAAGAAACTAAGACTCACCGACGTAGAAGCTTTTGGAACATGCCTTGCGCACTTGGTCTTGACCTTTCTCAGGGTGACGACTTTTGTGCAGCAACATTCTTGTTCCCTTTATCTCGAGGATATTTCGGAATTAAAGTTAGAAGTTACATCTCTTCAAGAACTCTCGATCGACTACCAAAAGCGATGCGTGAGAAGTACAACACCTTCATGAAAGAAGGAAGTTTGGTGGTACTTGAGGGAACCACTATAGACATGATGGAGGTTTATGAAGACCTCGAACAGTTTATAGAAGATTCCGGTTACGATGTTCGCTGTCTCGGCTATGACCCATACAACGCTAAAGAATTCATTCAGCGTTGGGAATTAGAGAACGGACCTTTTGGGATCGAGAAAGTTCCTCAGGGCGTTAAAACTGAATCCGTGCCACTTGGCGAACTTAAAGACATGGCTGAAGATCGACTGTTGTTGTTCGATGAGGAGCTCATGTCTTTTTGTATGGGACATTGCATCGTGGTCGAGGATACCAATGGCAATCGAAAGCTGTTGAAGAGACGTTACGATGAAAAGATTGACAACGTGGCAGCCATGATGGATGCATATGTCGCCTATAAAGTTAACAAGGAGGCATTCGAATGAGTTCATTAGCGCATCATGGTGTAAAGGGCCAAAAGTGGGGAGTTAGACGTTATCAGAACCTGGATGGAACTAGAACTGCGCTTGGTAAAAAACATTACAGCGTAGAAGCAGCAGATATTGAATCGACAAGAAAAGACATAAAGAACATCGTTAAGAAATTTTCTAAAAAAGACAAAAAGATGTTCTTTGATAGGCATTTTTGGAACGAATCTTATGATAAAACAGATGCTCAAGTAGCCAAGCGATTCGTGATTAAAGAAGGTCGAGATATTGTAGCATTTATTGACGCCCAAACTAGCCGGCATGATTCCGATTTAAATATGGTTATAGGCACCACCCAATGTGCTAGAGGTAAGGGCTACGCATCCATTCTATCTAAAAAGATGGTCGATTGGTATGAATCTGAAGGTTATAAGGATTATGGTCAACTAGAATGGAATGCTTATAATGAAAATGTTGGTTCTAGGAAAGCTGCTGAAAAGGCCGGTTTTAAGCAAGTAAGTGGTGATTATGAGGAATCGAACTATCTGTATGACAAAAAAGCCAAAAAAGAATTGAATAAGCTTTCTTCAGCATTTAACAAAAAGAACGCTGTTAAGTCTGAGGTTGAAGAACGTATAAATTCTGACTTTGAAAAAACGCTAATGGGAAAATTTAGCCCAATTACGCGTTTTCATCCAGATGGACGTACTTATTGGGACATCGATAATCCACATTATAATAGCCAAGGTAGAACCAAAGCGAATCTTATCGATTCATATGCTGAATACTGGGCTAAAAAGAAGCATGGTCAAGATATTAAAGAGTATACCGAGACCGCTAATGATTTTACTCGAGCTTATGCTGAGTACAACAAGAAGCGCAACAAGGTAAAACATTCATCAATAGGAGGAAACATGAATTATATTTACGGAAATACACTTGTTCTTGGTGACTCCTCCTATTTGGAGCATCACGGCATAAAGAACCAGAAATGGGGCGTTCGAAGATTCCAGAATCCCGACGGTTCTTTAACCGCGGCTGGGCGTATTCGTTATGGTGTAACGGGTGCTGCTAAGGCTGCTTTTAAAGTGGGCAAAAAACTTGGCTCTGCTACAGCGTCAGCCGCTAAGGCAGGAGTAAAGAAAGCCAAGGATAACGCCTATGCTAAGAAGAAAGAGAAGGCCTCTCAGACAAGAGAAGGTGTTCTTAAAAATAAGAAGATGTTTACAAACGAGGAGCTCGAGCGACTCGAGAAACGTTTCAAAATCGAAGATGACATGCGCAATGCCGGTCTTAGACACGGTCAGGAAATTGCAAAAACTATCTCAGCATACAGTGATGCAGCGGTAAAAACTATGAATGCGCTTCAGACTGGTGGTAAGGCAGTCAAGGCTATTTCTGACGGTTTATCAGCCCTTAAGGACTATAAAGAAAAGCTCGACATTGGCAAGAAAGCCTCTGACGCAGGTACGAAAGCAAAGACTAGCGAAAAGACATCTAATAACCCACCAAACGATGATAACCCACCAAACGATGGCGGAGGCGGCGGTTCTAAGAAACAGGTGGAAAATGAAGCCAAACGTCAAGACGCACAGGAAGCTATCTATACTAAGCGGAAAGCTGATCTAGATTCTAGAGAATCTGATCTTAAGCAGCGTGAAGATTATGTGAATACGCGTTATGATGCTCTCCTTAAAGTTTCTAAACAGAGACAATCCGAACAGGATGCACGTGATGAAGATCTTAATCGGCGTGATAAGGCTGCTTCTGAACGAGAGGAGAAACTCAAGTCCGCAGCAAAAGATGCGGTTGAAGTTATGAACAAGTTAAAAGAGCGAAAAGATAATCTTGATCGTAGAGAAGCCGATTTAAACAATATAGCTGACGCCTTGGATAGTGAGATTGGTTATCGCATTGACACAATTTCTGAACTTAGAAAAACTATACATGACGATGACGATAGCTCTAAGAAAAAGAAGAATGCCAAACATTCAGCAATAGGAGAAGAAATGTACACAGATCACCTCGAGCATCACGGAATTAAGGGTCAGAAGTGGGGTGTCCGTCGTTTCCAGAATGCAGATGGCTCGCTGACTGACAAGGGGCGAAAACATTATCAGAAGAAACTAGCCCTCGAGGAACGTAAACTCACAGCAGCAAATGCATCTCGTGGTCAATATGAGCGCGTTAGAACTCCGATGTCTGTAGGTATGGGTATTCTAGGTGCTATTGCTGGTGCGATGGTGGGTGTCCCTGCCGGCCCGGCAGGAATTGCAGCAGGTGCCGCGGTCGTTAGTTCAATAGCAGCATCGTCAAATTATGCTGCATACACAGTTGCAGGAATCGTTGCCGGACAGGGAGCAAAGCGTAATATTAAGAAGATTGCTAAGTATAAAGAAGCGCTCGCACAGGACGCTTTTGAAATTCAAAATGGGGTATTGATTTACGGTTCTGGTCAATCCGGTAAGCTTCCTACCAGTGAACTTACCCGATACGCTAAGTCGACTGTAGGTCAACTTAAGTCAGAAGCTAAGGCAGAGCTTGCTAGACGTGCACGTGAAAACGCCTTGACATCCATGGGCAGTGATTACGCAAGAGCTACAGCACGTGTAACTACTACCTCTTCTACAACGAATACGACAGATGCTCACAATGAAAAGCTGGCTCGTGATAGAAGAGACAAAAGAAAGCAGGCAGCTAGAGCTAATGCTACTGCTAAAAAGAATCGATTGGCTGGCTCCGGTCGTAAGAAATACGCTTCCGGTCAAACTAGTAGCATAGGAAGAGTCGGCAGCGGACGAGGAAAGACATCTACTCGGAGGTAAATCAAAATGGGGTTAGGTGATAGACTGGCACACGCCTGGAACGCCTTTATGGGGCGCGATCCGACTGTGCGACATGAATATGGAAGCTCAACCAGGCCTGATCGTAAGCGATTACATTACGGCAATGAGCGATCCATGGTATCGGCGATCTATAACCGAATCGCCATTGATGTGGCCTCCATAAAAATTGAGCACGCTAGGCTCGATGAAAATGGTCGCTATAAAGAACCAATAAATTCAAATCTAAATTCGTGCTTCAATCTTGCAGCCAACGTAGACCAAACCGGTCGAGCGTTCATACAAGACGTTGCCATGACTATGATGGACGAAGGTGTTGTAGCTATTGTTCCTGTGGAATGCGACTATAACCCGAATACAAGAAGTTTCGATCCAATCGAACTCCGATGCGGTCGTATTCTTGAATGGTACCCGACAGAAGTACGAGTTGATCTGTATAATGAAAAAACCGGCAAACGAGAAGAGCTCATTCTTAAGAAAGATTTCGTAGCAATTGTTGAAAATCCGCTTTACGCTGTAATGAATCAGTATAATTCGACCTTACAGCGACTGATCAGGAAGCTCAACTTGCTCGATTCGATCGACGAATTGTCCGCTTCTGGTAAACTGGATTTGATTATACAGCTCCCATACATTACAAAAACGCCGGCGAAGCAGGCATTAGCTGAACAACGCCGACGCGCAATAGAAGATCAATTAGCAAATTCCAAATATGGTATTGCCTATATAGACGGTACCGAGCACATCACACAGCTCAATCGAGCTATCGAGAACAAACTCCTTGAACAGGTCCAAATGTATAAGGACATGCTCTACAACCAGCTGGGAATGGGTGAGGCAGTCTTCAATGGTACAGCCAATGAAACAGAAATGCTAAATTACCATAATCGTACTATTGAACCTATGATCTCGGCCATTGTTGATGCTATGCGTTGGAAGTTTCTTACTCCGACAGCGAGGACACAAGGGCAGAGTATTGTGTTCTTCCGTGATGCGTTCCGGTTAGTACCGGTTAACCAGATGGCCGATATCGCCGATAAGTTTACTCGTAATGAGATTCTCAGCTCTAACGAGGTGCGACAGATTATCGGATTCAAGCCGTCTACTCAGGAAGGCGCTGATGAATTGCGTAATAAGAATATTAACCAGAAAGTAGAAGATCAAGGTAAACCAGCAGATGATGCAAATGCGGATGCCGTGAAGAAACTGCTTTCTAAGAAAACTCAAGGAGGAAATCAAAATGGGGTTTAAATACGACTTCGCCGGATGGGCCTCCAAGAACGATATTAGATGCTCAGACGGTAGAACGATTCGTCGAGACGCTTTTAAGGAATGTGATGGTAAGATCGTTCCGCTTGTCTTTATGCACAATCACAAAGACATAAACAATGTTCTTGGACATGCTCTTCTGGAGAATAGAAAAGACGGTATATACGCCTATGGTTCCTTCAATGATTCTGAAGACGCTCAGATAGCAAAAGAAGCAGTTCGACACGGCGATCTTACAGCATTAAGCATCTATGCAAACCAGCTCAAAGAGCGAAACGGAAACGTCACACATGGACGTATTCGAGAGGTTTCACTTGTTTTGGCTGGCGCAAATGATGGCGCTGTTATTGAGTTTCCGGTTATCGAACATGCCGATGGCAGCATGGAAACCGACTGGGATGCAGACGAAGCGGTTATCTATCCTAATGAGCAGTTTGATGATATTGATGGCGGCGAACTCGAGGACGACTTCGATGAAGACGATTCTATTGAACACGCCGAAACGGAGGAAAAAGAAGTGGCCAAAGAAGGCGAACAGACAAGGGACCTCGAGACGATTATCGGTTCCCTTTCAAAAGAAGATCAGAAAGTAGTATATGCAGCATTCAATTATGCTGTTCAGCACGCCAGCGAGCTTAAGAATGCTGGCGGAGAAGAAAACGATGATGAAGACGAAGGCGGCGAGGCCCAGCACTTCGATATGGAGGAAGATGATATGAGATACAACGTTTTTGAAGGGCAGCCTGTCGGTGGCGATTCCCTGACCCACGCAGAGATGGACGCGCTTACACAGAGTGTGTTTGAGGACGTCAGAAGAAACGGCGGCAAGCTTAAAGAAGCATTCCTTGCTCACGCTGCTGAGTATGGTATTGAGTCCATCGATTACCTGTTCCCGGAAGCAAAGGTTCAGAACGGCACAGTTCCGGAATTCATCAACTACAACCAGGAGTGGGTTGAGGTGATCCTTAAGGGTGTAAAGCATACACCGATGAGCAAAATCAAGATGCAGTATGCCGATATTACCGGCGAAGAGGCCCGTGCAAGAGGTTATACAAAAGGTAACAGAAAGCTTGAGGAGGTCTTCGGCCTGCTTCGTAGAGAGACGCAGCCGTGCACGATCTACAAGAAGCAGAAGATGGATCGTGACGACATCATCGATATCACCGACTTCGATGTTGTTGCATGGATTAAGTCCGAGATGAGACTTAAGCTGGATGAAGAAATCGCTCGTGCAATTATGTTCGGCGATGGTCGTTCTACACTGAGCCAGGATAAGATCAAAGAAGATTGCATCAGACCGATCGTCAAGGAAGACCCGCTCTTCTGCATTACAAAGACTGTTGCTACCGGTGTCGATGACGATGCAACCGCAAAGAACATCATCAGAGCTGCTATCAAGGCTCAGGACGATTACAGAGGAACAGGACAGCCGATCATGTTCATGAAGCAGTCCCTGCTTTCTGACATGCTCCTGCTCGAGGACGCTGATGGTCATGATCTGTATCCGAGCAAAGAGAAGCTCACGACAAAGATGCTTGTCAGCCGCATCGTTACAATTCCGACAGAAGTATGGCCGGAAGATCTTTACTGCGTAATCGTGAATCTTGCTGACTATACTGTTGGCGCCGATAAGGGCGGTTCTATCAACATGTTCGAAGATTTCGACATCGATTACAACCAGGAGAAGTACCTGATGGAGACACGCTGCTCCGGTTCTCTTACGAAGCCGTATTCTGCAGTTGTTCTCAAGAAGGCCAACTGATCGAATCAAAATGGGGTGAATTAGCATGGCAGTGTGGTACGGCAATGTAGGTTTTGCAGAGACTGTAGAGACTGCTCCCGGTGTATGGCAGGAGACTTGTGTTGATCATCCATATAGCGGGGACCAGATTTCTCTGAGAAGTAACTATCAGAACATGAATCAAGTTCTTGATGATATTCAGATAAATACTCGTATCGAAATCGTTGCTGATCCTTTTGCTTATGCGAATTTTGCACACATTCGATATGTTGAGATATGGGGGCAAAAGTGGAAAGTTACTGGTGCCGATCCATCGAACTATCCACGTATTGCTCTTACTATAGGAGGGCTTTATGAAGACAAGGGATGAATTCCATCAGGCGCTTGTAAAAGCCCTCGGTACACCATATGTATATGCTCAAAAACCGGAAGGTTTACAAACGCACAAGGGTAATCGGATTATTTATTCCAGAGAAAAGATCGATTTTTCAAAAGCGGACAACCAGAAGTACATTGGTTACTCTAAGTATTCCGTAACCCTTGTGTCGAAGGATCCTGACTGGCCTTTGGTCGAGGATATTTTACATATGTTTCAGTTCTGTGAACATGATCGACATTATGTTACAGACAATTTAAATCACGATGTTTACATCATTTATTATTAAGGAGGTATGCCAATGGCTGCTTTGAAATGGGACCAGGAAGGTCAGAAGATCATTGAAGCTGGTGTCGACCGTGGCGTTCTGTACGTCTACAATCCGGATAGCGAAAATCTTGATAGCAAGTATTGTCCGGGTGAGGCTTGGAATGGTCTTACATCAGTATCCGAATCTCCATCCGGTGCAGATTCGAATAAACAGTATGCAGATAATACAATCTATGCAAACCTGAGAGGTACTGAAGAATTCGGCGGCACGATCGAGTGCTTCACATTCCCGGATGGTTTCTATGAGTGTAATGGTATGACACAGATCGCAACCGGTGTTTACGCTGGGCAGCAGAACAGAAAGACGTTCGGCTTCTGCTTTAGAACTCTCATTGGTAGCGATACAGAAGCTCTCGGCGACAAGGGTTACAAGCTTCATCTTATCTATGGAGCTACTGTTTCCCCGTCCGAATCCTCACATGAGACGATCAATGAGTCTCCGGAAGGCGAAACTCTCAGCTTCGAGTTTGATACGGTTCCGGTCGAATCTGAAACCGTCACAACACTGAAGAGAACATCTCAGCTTATCGTTGATTCTACAAAGACGACTGCGGAGGGACTGGCTGCGCTTGAGGCTGCATTGTATGGCTCTGCAAATTCAGATCCGTATCTGCCGCTCCCGGACAAAGTTATTGAACTCTGTGGAGCTGTTACACCGTAATTTATTAAGGAGGAGCATCGATGTTCAAAGAACATTTTGACTATATCGATTATTTCGGAAATGAACGCAGCGAAGATCTCTACTTTGACCTCAGTGAACCGGAGGTTCTTAGACTTAACTTCAGTTCTGTTGGCGGTCTTAAAGAGACCGTTGAGCGTATAACGCAGGAACAGAATGGAAAGCGAATCATCGCACTGTTTGAATCGATCATTCAGGCAGCGTATGGTGAACGATCCGAAGATGGCCGTACGTTTATTAAGAACGAGGCAGCAAAAGAACGTTTTATCTACAGTAAGCCATATTCCATGATGTATATGAAGCTGGCTACCGATGATAAGTATGCTGCAAAGTTCCTGGACGGCATCATTCCAAAACCAATCAAAGACGGAAACACCACAACTGTTGTCAAGCAGTAATTTTTAAGGAGACTAGCGATGCCCTGTACTATCGAGGTTCCGGCTGCGGAACTATACAATAAGCAGACTGGCGAATTCATCCCTGTGAAGGCTACGACGCTTGTAATGGAGTATTCGCTAGTCGCCGTTTCAAAATGGGAGTCAAAATGGAAAATTCCGTATCTGTCAAAAACAAAAAAGACAGAAGAGCAGACTCTCGATCTCATACGATTTATGACATTGACCAAGCATGTAGATCCTAACGTGTACCTTTGTTTTACCGAACAAAACTTTAGGGATATTTTGGCGTATATAGAAGACCCACAGACCGCGACCAAAATCAACGATCGATCTAGCGGTAAAAAAGAAGAGGTTCTAACGTCTGAGGTTATATATGCTTATATGGTCTTACAAGGGATTCCAAAAGAGTTTGAAAAGTGGCCATTAAATCGACTGATAACGTTGATTCGGGTCGTTAGTATAAAGAACGCACCGCCGAAGAAACGAGGTCGAAAAGAAACATTGGCTCATTATAAAGCGCTAAACGAAGCTCGAAAACTTAAATACGGTACGAAGGGGTGATTAGATGGGCAAGATGGTCATGCCATCCGTAAGCTATTCGTTCTCTGGGGATTTAAAAAAGACACGTGGTTTTTTAAATGGTCTTAGACGAAACGAATTCCTTAAGCATCTAAACACCTACGGAAAAATGGGTGTTGACGCCCTTCGAGATGCAACTCCTAGAGATACCGGCGTTACGGCAAATTCGTGGAGTTATGTGATTGAACAAGGCCATGATTGGGTTAAAATAACTTGGACTAATTCAAGCGAGAATCGTTCGATTCCAATAGCGCTTCTTTTGCAATACGGACATGCCACAAGAAATGGCGGGTGGGTTTCCGGTATCGATTACATAAATCCTGCACTGAAACCTATATTTGATAAGATTTCTAAATCTGCTTGGGAGGAGGTGAAGCGTCTATGAGCACAGCAGTTGAACAAAGAATCGTCGAGATGAAATTCGACAATAAGGGATTTGCTGCCGGCGTAAAGGATACGCTTCACCAGCTTGATACCCTTGATAAGGCTGCCAAATTTGAAGGTAGTGCTGCAGCATTTCAGAAAATCCAGGCAGCAGCAGATAATGTTAAATTCGACAAACTTATCGACGGTATTCAATCGATTAGTGGTTCCCTGGAGAACATGCAGTCTTTTGGTTTCCAGGTGTTTCAGAACCTGTCGAATAAGGCAATCGATCTTGTTACAAACACCGTTAAAGACCTTTCTGTAAATCAGATTGCCGGCGGCTTCAATGAGTATGAACTTAAAATGGACTCTGTTCGTACGATCATGAACTCTTCCGGCGAATCAATAGAAACGGTTAATAAATATTTACAAGAATTGAATGATTACTCGGATCAGACTATATACTCGTTCTCCGACATGACGTCGAGCATTGGCAAATTTACAAATGCCGGTGTAAAGTTAGATGACGCAGTTTTAGCGATCAAGGGTATTTCAAACGAGGCTGCTGTTTCTGGCGCGAATGCTCAACAGGCTTCGGCAGCTATGTACAATTTTGCTCAGGCATTATCGTCCGGTTCCGTAAAGCTAATTGACTGGAAATCCATTGAGAACGCAAACATGGCTACCGTCGAATTCAAGAAGGCTTTGATTGATACCGCGGTAGAGTTGGGTACGGTTAAGGAGGCTGAAGGCGGTTATATTTCAACAACTGCTGATGCTAAGGGTAAAGTTTCGGAACTGTTTACTCAGACTTTGGGGTTCAATGATTCTTTGAGTTCGCAGTGGCTGACAACTGATGTTCTTGTTAAGACGTTGGGGCGATACGCTGATGCTAATGACGAACTTGGACAAAAAGCCTATAAAGCCGCTCAGGAAGTAACAACATTCAGTAAGATGATGGATGCGCTTAAGGAATCCGTTGGTTCTGGTTGGGCGCAAACGTTTGAGATATTGTTCGGTGATTTGAACGAAGCTAAAAAACTTTGGACAAGCATTAACGATGTAGTTAGCGGATTTATTGCCGGCATTTCTGATACTCGTAACGGTATTCTTGAGATGTGGAAGGCTGCTGACGGACATAAGAATCTCATGCATGGTCTGAAGAATATCTGGTTTATCGTTCAGAACATAGGTAAATACATTGGTCTTGCGCTCGAAACCCTTACCGGACATAGATATTTACAGAATTTCGAACGTGTCACCAGTTTCTTTGCCGATCGAAAGAATTTTGCTGGAAACATTGTAGTCATTCAGCGAATTAGTGACCTGTTAATTGATGTCTCTGAAAAATTTAATACAATAACGAGACGAATTGCCAAGGAGTTCAATCCTCGTCTTCTTAGCAGTAGACATTTATTAGAGGAAATCTATCAGTGTGCTCAGGCAATAATTATACCAATACGTTTTGTTACAAAAATCGTTACCGGTTTGGCGTCTAAGTTTCTTCCTATTATATTTAAGACCGTGGCCGGTGGACTTCGATTAGCCATTCATCTAATATCGAGAATTGGTTATGCACTAACCGAAGGCGGTTTACAGCAGAAACTATATGACCTTGCAGATCTTATAGTGAACGGTATCGGTGGAGCTTTTGACACGCTATACAAAACGATTGTGGGCTTCGCCAATACGATTGCACGTGTTCTTGGCTTTAAAGATGCTTTATCTATGATCATGGCGATTGCTGATGGATTGAGCACAGTGCTCTCAGGAGCGATAGGATTAGTGCTGACCGGTTTTACAAAACTTGGCGGTGCTATTCAGGAACTCACCAAAGTTGCCGGTCCGAAATTCGAACAGTTAAAAACAAAGGTCGAAAACCTAACGAAGTCGTTTAAACTATTCTTGGATACAAGTCCTCGTTTCAAGAAATTGAAAGATTCGGTTAACGGATTTGTCAATAGCTTTAAAAACACGCACACGATGGATGCTTTCGCCGCTGGGGTTCAAAGTCGTATGTATACACTCCGTAAGGCTGGTTATGATCTCGATACCGCAGCAAAGTATGCTAGTAGAAGTATGCGAGAGGTGCATAGTGCTAGTGATTTGTTTAAAAAAGCCGGGGCGAATTTAAGAATTTTCTTTGCTGCGATAAAGATTTCTAAACCAATGACAGCTTTCTTAGGATTCATCGACAATCTTAAGGCTACACTTGCTCAAAATGGTGCTGTACAAGCAATACAGAATTTCTTTGCGCCGTTCACAACAGCAGTGAGTGATATTTTCGGCGACATAAAGATCTCCGATCAGTTCAAGCAATTCGGTGATATGTTTGCCGCATTCTTTGAACAGCTCAAGTCCATAGACACAAGTACAGTCAAGTCAACGCTTGAAGGTATCGGAAGTGCTATATGGTCGTTACTTGGTAGTTTAAAAGACTTTGCGAAGGTGAAGTTTGAGAGTCTTGTCGCTAGGGTCAAAGCTTTGTGGAAGCAGTTGTTCTCAAAAGAACTCACTCAGTCTAAACCTGGTAGCGGTATATTTGACAACCTAAAGACAACAATAACCAAGGGTCTTCAGGGAATTATCGCCGGCATTAAAGGGTTCAAGTGGTCTTCTGTTGGTAAGCTTATCCAGGCATTCATATCGATATTTGTAATAAAGAAGATACTCGGTATGTTTAATAAAGCAAACGGTCTCACAGGGTCTATCAAGGACACCATGAAGGGCATATCGAAGACCGTGAACAATTTTGCTGATGCTACATCTATGACCAAATGGCAGGTAGCAGCGGATGCGTTCAGAGTGTTTGCCGAATCAGTGTTGAAGCTTGTCGGGGCGATCGTAATATTATCACTCATTCCTGAAGATGCATTACAAAAGGCTTTAGGTGCCATTGTAATTATTGGTTTAGTTGCAGTTGCAGCTATGGCTGTTAAAGAAAAGCTACTTGATGCTAAAGACGCTGCTGAAGAAGGTGGAACGGCCGCAACGGCAATCAAGGGCGTTGGTAAGATTATCGGCGAGAGCATTAAGGAGTTCGGAAAGAATCTTATAGCTGGTATTACTGGTGCTTTGAAGAAAGCCGCTCTGGCTATGTTAATCATTGCGTTGGGTATTACCATTTCGCTATTGGTTGGTGTTCTTGAGAAACTTAAGGGGTTAACGGCCCCCGAATTCTTTGCTAGTCTGGGTAAAACGCTTGCTTTGGTTGGATTATTAGCGGTTGCCTTGCTGGCTTTCGAGGCTATATCGCCAATTATTACCAAATTCATTGGTGCACACTCAGTACAGTATTTGGGTCTTGCGGCGGTGTTATTATCTATAGGTGGAGCTATAAAGAAAATGGCTATCGTCATTGAGATGATGGCTGATATTCCATGGGATAAATACAAGTCTGGACTTGGAAAGATGGCCCTGACAATCCTAGCTCTTGCTGCGGCATTGTTCCTATTCGAATTCATTAATGCAATTATTCCTGGCAATCTTACTAAGTTGTCGACAGGCTTGCTGTTGATGGCTATTGCGTTATCGACAATGATGATTCCTATTGGGATATTAGCAGCGATCCCGGTAGAGGCTCTTAAGAAAGCCATGGACGCACTCGTTAAGATGGCCGTTGTTCTTGGCGGTTTATCGTTAGCTCTTGGTGGTGCTGTAAGACTTGCCGGTGGACTTCAGGCTCTTGCCGTGGCTATTCTATCGATCATTGGCGTAGCTGCTGGACTATTTATATTTAGTCTCGCAATACAATCACTTGTTAGTCAGTCCGATGCTATTCAGAAGAACGCGGGTATGCTCATCGCGTTGGCTGCTGGCTTTGCTGTGTTTGCCGCGGTTTTAGGCGGTATCGGTTGGCTTCTCGGCGGTGGTCTATTAGCTGTTGGTGCCGGTTTTGCTCTTCTTGGCGGTGGTCTACTTATGGCGGCATTGGCAGTTGATGTGTTTGCTAGTGCATCTGTTAAATTTGCCAATTCCATGGATACTATAGTTAACTCGGTTAAGGGTAGAGAAAAAGATGTTGTTTCATCGATCTCTACGATCGTTTATGCCGCAGTTAAAGGTCTTATGGACGGACTTGTTTACGCCTTAGCAGCATTACTTGCGGGCTTGGACGACGCACTAATTGTTCTCGAACAGAAAGCTTTTAGTATAGGCGAACATCTCACTCTTGTGTTACTGAAAGTCTTAGCGGGCATCGTCGTTGGTCTTCTTAAAGGTATCGGCCAAGCGTTGGGTTTCGTAGGTGGATGGATCTACGATGCTATCATGGGTCTGCTTGATGCAGACCCTGCTGATTATGAAGGTAAAGCAGCAGAAGCAGGATCCATGTTATATGATGCCAATGCAAAACATGTCGTTCCTTCGGCAGTTAAAAGCGCTGACGAGGTTAATAAGGCGTATAGCGATGGCATCCAGTACAACTACCAAACTGGTATGTGGGAAAACTTCGCCAAAAAGCAATCATCCGAGATCGATGCCGGTACTGAAGGTATTAAAGAATCGGCTAGACATGCTGGATATGAAGTAAAGGAATCCTTCGGGGAGTCAATGAATGACCCAGGTGAAGGCGCTGGCAGTAAGATGATGGGTCGTGCGGCTAGAGAAATTGAAGCTGGAACGCCCGCAACTAAACAAGCTGCTGAAACCGCTGGAAACGAAGTGGCTGAAGCTCTTGATCCGAGCGATGATGTAGCTATGGACTTTGAGGCCCTTAAGACCCAGTTCCCGGATCAGTTCGGTGATTTACAGAATCTAATAGATAGTAACGGATCATTAGATTTCTCATCGTTATATTCTGGTATTGGAACCGGTGTTGAAGAAGGCGGCGTAGAAGCCACGGCTGCTAACGATCAAGTAATTCAACAGCTAATGGAACAGTATCAGGGTGCTGACTGGAATTCAATAGGTGAAGAGGGCCAGACTGATATTGCCGACGCGCTCAAAGAATACGGCGGTCTGCCTGTAGGTGAAGCTGGTGATATTTCCGATGATATGATCGACGAATACATCAATGCTAACTATGGTGGCGCAGGACAGTATTCAACTCAAGAATTGGCTGACGGTATAGATGTAGGAACGCCGCTTGTTCGGAATGCTGGTACGAGAGTATCAAGTGCCGGCGCTGATGCGGCTGGTTCGCAACGATCCAAATGGGAATCGACCGGTGTCGGTCTTATTCAGGGCTTGGCTAACTCTATTAACGAAAAATCATATTTAGTTGAGAATGCTAGTAGTAGGATGATGACTCGAAGTATCGGTGCGATGCAAAAAGCAGCAGATGAGCATTCACCTTCAAAAGAAACATACCATATCGGTTGGTTTTTGATAAAGGGATTTTTAAACGTTATACGCGACAAAGGTGGTATGGCTGTAAAATCTAGTGCTAACATGGTTACAGATATGCTCGATGCTATTCGCGAGGCCATGGCTACAATACCGTCTATCATGGATAGTGATATTAATTACAACCCTACTATTACGCCTGTATTAGATACCACCCGATTCAATAGCGGTTTGAGTAATCTTACTGCGGCACTTAACGGCAATCGATATGCGACATTAGGCGCCAATTTATCAGTTGGTAAAGTTGATGTAGGAACCGCAGTTGGCGACTTATCGGCTATTACAACACAGGGCAACTCTGACTTACTTGCTGCTATCCAGCGGCAGAATGATGAGCTAGCCAGACTTAACTATAATCTTGAGAACCAGAAGATTTACCTTGATGGTAATACTCTGGTTGGTAAAACAGTTGCACGGATGGATCAGGCTCTCGGCAGGAGAGCTGTTATGGCAGGAGGGAGGCGCTAAATGTCAGGACGTGGTGAAACCGGTCAGTATAATGGTGAGCATGGCTTAATCATTAATGACCGACACAAAAACGTACGTGATACACATCTCGATTGGCATTTGGTTCCTACCGGAATCCTTGCTGTCGAGCCGCCATCAGTAAAAACAAAAATCGTAGAAAACCCGGGCAGTGATGGAGTCATTGATCTGACTGAAGCTGTCTCGGGCTTCCCATTATATGGACAGAGACAGGGATCTTGGGATTTCTACATTCTCAATGGCTGGCAGTCGTGGGATGTGTTATATTCTGAGATCCTTAACTTTTTACACGGGAAGCAGGTCAGCGTTCGACTTACCGATGATGACGATTATTTCTATCGGGGTCGGATGACTGTTAATAGTCGCAAATCGGACAATAGTCATTCACAGATTACTCTTGATTACGACTTCGAACCTTACAAGTTATCAAGGTGGACTAGTGTTAGTCCGTCTTGGTCATGGGACAAGTTTGTATTCTCACGAGACACAATCAGTCGAGGTATATTTTACAACCTCAATGCTTCTACAAACGGAAGTGCTGCACGAATGTATACATTTACCGGAAGGCAAGTTGGCCGTAAACCTACTACTCCGGTGTTCCGAATATTGTCGGGCACTGTTACTTACATTAGACTATTCAACGAGGAGTTAAATCCTTCTAATGGTCTATATACCGCGAATCTAACTATGACACCTACAGGGAGTAACATGGATAGTCAAGAAGCGGGATGCTACCATTTCTTAGACATGATATTCACCGGGTTCCGAGAGAATAATGTGATCAAGGTTTCGTTTAAAGGATCGCCTGATGCACGTGTTTCAATAGAGTTTAGACCAGGAATGCTATAAGGAGCGATCAATGTACGAGGTAAGATGTAACGGAACAGTTATTTATTCGTGTACCTATCCAAGCGGACCGACTAGCGGATTACATACTGATATTTTAGATCCGATATTAACATTGGAAGACAATGCTGCTGGTTCGTTTACCTTTACGTTGCCTCGAAATAACTGGGCTTACGGAGAAGGCGGATATTACAACAGCGATGGTCACATAACAGTTACTCCTATGACATCGGAGATAACTATTAGGCGTCGAACTAAAACTCGGTGGGGTTTCGAACGAATCTGGGGCGGTCGAGTTATTACCGAAGAACAGGATTTCGACGGTAATAAGATGTTTACTTGTGAGGGTGAACTCAACTACCTTCGAGATACAAGGCAACCCCAACGAACATTTGCCGCTACGGATAGACCGGAGAAGTATTTCAAAACCTTACTGGACACTCACAATAGTAAGGTAAAAGCTAAAAAGAAATTTTATGCCGGAACTTGTGAATTTCTAAAATGGGAAGACAGCGACGGTGTTCAAACTACAGATAAAGGTCGGATTACATCGTTTGAGGACACATTAACCCTCATTAAGAATCTTGCGGATGAGCTTAAAGGACATCTTGTGATTACTTGGTCCGGTGGTAAAAGATATTTGAATCTGTATAAGGATAACGGTGCATTCTGGCCAAAAGCCACAACCCAGAATCCTGTTAGGTTTGGTGAGAATCTGCTCGATTTCACTAAGAAGTACGAGATGACGGATCTTGCAACCGCTATCATTCCGCTCGGAGCAAGACTGGATAGTACGAGTAATGCCGAGGTCGGTGACGTTGTATTCGATCAGGCTACAGCATCCAAGAATGCGTATGCTACAAACGCTATGTTAAGAGACACTACAGATCCGGTTCCAACCATTCAGGCTGACACAAAAGAAGCCAAACAAGATGGCGATGAAGACCCGACTGACTATAAGAAATACACTGTGTATGGTCCATATAAGTTGCGGTATAAGGGTACTGAGTTATTAGATAAGTATATGTTCTACACTGGACGTATGAAGAACGGAAGATGTACTTATTTAATAAGAAACGATGATCGAGAGATATTGGCGTCATCGAGTGGTGGTAGCGGCATCTCTGATACAATTGAGCAAAAGATCGAGATTCCAGCCGGGGCTACCAAGATGTGGATAGCTGGTTATGGTAATGACGTTCCTCTTAGATTGAATCGCTTTAACCCAAAGGCGGCTGACGAATACGATGACTATGTAACTGTAGAATCAGTCAACAACAATTCGCTCTATGTGGTTAACTCTACACTCAAGGATAAATACGATTGGATCGAAAAAGTGGTTGAGTTTCCAAACATTACTGATCCTGCGGAACTGTTGAAGAAGGCCAAGAAGTATCTTCGAAGCGACCAGTTTGAAGATATGACCCTTGAAATCAAAATGATTGATAGGAAGTATTTCAATTGGAATATTCCGGCCTTGAACGTTGGAGATAAGATTAGGATCATAAGTAAACCGCATGGCCTGGACAAATGGTTTCCTTGCACTAAGCAGGAAATTCATCTGCTTGATCCTGATCAGTCTACATACACACTTGGTTATGAACACAAGACCCAGCTTAGTGTTATATCTTCAGAAACACAATCAAATGTGTTTGATAAGATAACCGCTACAGAGACAAACTCATCCAATCGACTAAAAGAAGCTCAGGATAGAGCTTCCTATATGATAGCAAACGCTACTGGTGGTGTTGTTACTTTACGTCAAGACCCAAAGACACATAAGGTCTGTGAGTTAATTATATCTGACATTGAAGACTACATGGATTCCAATGCCCGAGTTTGGCGATGGAATATTAACGGTCTCGGATTCAGTCCAACCGGCTATAACGAGCAAAACTTTAACACTAATGTTGCTATTACCGCCAATGGTGAGATTCTCGCTGATCGAATCACTGCGGGTACTATGTCTGCCGATCGAATCGAAGGCGGAACATTAAAGTTAGGTGGTCAGAACAATGAAGGTGGCGTATTCAACGTAATGTCCGGCCGTGTTGCTGACGGAGAAGCTACCATGCTTGCTAGTCTCGACAATACTGGTTTGAGTTTCTGGAACCCATTTACCGGAATGGAGACAGGAGTTATTAGAGTTGGTGGCATAAATATTTCTAAAGATGGTGAACCTGTTTACAACGATCAGGGCGCTGACGACATGCTATTTAAAAGCAATCACGCTATGGTTATATCCGCTCGAAATGGGGAGATATATCTATTGGCCAGCGATAACAGCGATGATGGTGGCATATACACTGGGGATTCTCAAGCAAACGCTGAACGCGGTAAATCTGTAACCGTCGGATGGAATGGCTATCGGATGAAATTCAAAAACGGATTACTTGTCGAATATGAAACAACATGAGGTAAATCAAAATGGCAAATACACTTGCAGATATTGATAGAGAGATAGGCGAAATCCTTACAGCCTATGATGGTGAAGATGTTCGTGGATCCTTAGTATCTGCGCTCAGAGCCATGAATGAAAATACGAACGGACTGTGCACTCAGGCGGTTACCGATGCTCAGAATGCCGCAGAATCAGCAAGTGGTAGTGCATCGGATGCCGCAGATTCACAAGCAGCAGCACATACAGACGCACAAGCAGCAGCGTCTTCAGCTCAAGATGCGGCATCTTCAGCACAGGCAGCAGCGAACTCCGCTCAGCAGGCAGCTACTGGGGGCGTTAGATCATTTAACGGTCGTAATCCGGCAGCTCAAACAGGAAATATTGCACCAGAAGCTGGCGATTATACGTCTGACATGATCTATCATAATACCAGCGGCACAAAGACCGTCAAAAGCGAACTGGATACTCTTGATGACTGGGTCTTGAACGGAATGGCCGCGGTTACAGCCAGTGTTGGCACGAAGCAAATAGCTGCAAACGGGTCAATCGATATTAGTATAAGCGCTACGAAAACCGGTAAGTGGAAGGCTATCGGATGCGTTGGCTTCTCAAACAATAAGAATGCGGTATTTCAATGGAAGTGTATAATAACGGCTGCCACGATTGCGTCCGATGAAAGCGGTTCTTCCACGGCTACTATAAGCATAGGGTATACCAATACCTCAAATGCTGCGGTCTCGATGCAACCAGGCGTTCGTGTACTCTGGGTTAAAGTACCTTAAGGAGGATAAAAGGAGGAGAATATGAACAACAATTTTGTCGGGCAGATGCCCATGCAACCTGTTCAGCAGTCTCAGAATCTGCCTCAGGGACAACTGTTAAACAATGTTGTTCTTGTGCCGGATATTGACAACACTGACTGGTATCCAATCAGTCCTGGTGGAAGAGTTCTGTTTCTGAACAATGCAATGACCTGTTTCAAACTTCAGTGCCGAGATCAAAATGGATTCCCCGAACAGGAAAGAAGATGGAAAATGGAAGAGATCGCTATGCCGCCGCAACAGAATAGCATGGTGACCAGACAGGAATTCGACAACCTTTCGGCTAAGATGGACCAGATGATGCAGATTCTTCAGGACTTTAAACAGTGAGGTGATATTTTATGAACGATTTATTGCAGATGCCTCCGCAGTTTATTCAGGGCGCCAAACAGCAGCATGGCGACAATTTCAACCCTCAGCAGACGGTTCAGAACATGCTCGGACAAAATTGCAATACACCACAAGAAGCTTTACAACTCATGCTGAAGGCTGGAAAGATTAACGAGCGGCAGTATGGGATGTTACTTAAAATGCTATAAGGAGGGTTTCTCATGGCATTATTTAATACTTTAAAAACCGTTCTTACGCCATATGCTGAAAAGATTAACAAGCATACTACGGATATTTCTATTTTATCTGAAGATGCTGAAAACGTTCGTGCGGATTTGAATGAGGCGGTTGATTCACTAAATGGATCTTTAGGAGACGTAAAGGCAGATTTAGGCACCAAAGGCAATCTTGATACTACTGATAAATCTAACCTTGTCAATGCACTCAATGAAGTATATGAACTCTTTACAGCCCCGACAATAGAAGCGGTTGCAAATTGGTTGGATGAACATCCAGAAGCAACTACCACTGTGCAGGATGGAAGTTTGACATATAAAAAACTTGCAACAGGTACTCTTGGTTTTGTAACACCAGAAATGTTTGGAGCAGTTGGTGATGGAACAGTGGTTGATTCAGAGGCAATTAATTCTGCCATTTTAAAATGTGCTGAAACAGGTCTGCCTTTATATTTAACTGGTAATTATCTTGTAGATTATGAAAGACCTATCGTCTTTTCAAATATAACTGACATATCTGTTGTTGGAAAGAATGCCGTTATAAAGCTGAAAGACCAAACGTCTATTTCAAGAACAGGAAGATATTATTTATTTGAAATAATAGGATGCTCAAATGTTGAAATAAGCGGTGTGACATTTAACGGAAATAGAGAAAATTTAGGTATTGAAAATTATGAAAAACCAAATCATTTAGCAAATGGAATATTTATAAAATTAAGTACCAATATAAAAATTCACGATTGCGAATTTTTTGATTTTTCTTCTTTTGGAATCTATTGTATGTCATCAAAGGGTCAGTCATATATTGATCCCAACATTTCAGAATTGTATATACACCACTGCCGTTTCGAATCATGCATGAACGCTGTTAAAATTCTTGAAGGAATTTCTGGGAAGATTAATTTTTCAGACAATGTTTGCTTAAACATGGACACACATGGAATATCTTTTTATCCAACAGCAACAGACGTTATTGTTTGCAATAACATTATTGATTCCGGCAATCTCCAGTTATCACACGAATCTGGATGTGGCATCAGACTATATGAAACAAACAACGTAGTCTGTACTGGTAATATCATTTTAAAGGCATACGTTGCAGGAATAATTATGGAAGTTAAACTTAGCAACCCTGTTATTCCATCAAATATCGTCATTTCCAAAAATCAAATAATGGAAGTTACTAATGGTGCTGGCATACATATAAAAGGTTCTAAAGTTGCAAATATCAGTGAAAACATAATTAATAATGCTCTTAAGCAGGGTATCTATTTAATAGGGGATAACTGTATTGTTTCAAACAATGCGCTAAATAACATTACTTCGCAAGATGCACAATGCATTGTCATTTTCGGAAGTGATAATAAAATTTCCGAAAATACAATTAATAATGGAGGAAGTTATGGTATTAGACTTGCCAGTGGTTCGAATAATATCGTGGTAAACAACACCATTAAAGGCGGAAACAGCATGATAAGTGGGGTGATTTTTAGTGCAAGTTGCATTATAGGAAGAAATTACATCAGTAATTATACAAAGTCTCCTTATTTTGAAAATGTCGATTCTGTACAGTATTCATCCCCCAAAATTATACATGTCGGAGTATTCGATATTGACACTGGAACAAGTGACATTACTGGAAAACTTGACAGCGGTTTTGATTCAATCAAAATAACGAATAATTGCACGCTATTATCGGTTGATGCTCATGTTGACGATTTGCAGTCAGCAGGGGATTTACTTTTTAGAATCTATAAAAATGGGACGCTTTTACCTGCCGAGATTACCCCGTCTTTTACTACAGAGAAAGATGTAAATTTATACGCCAAAAAAGGTCGTGTGTCACCGTATGAGTCATTCTTATTTGACAAAGGGGATGTGTTGACAATTAAGTGTCATAGGTCATCATCTTATGTGAATACTAGCACTAAAGGCTGTATCAGACTTGTTTTTGACCAAGACAGATAAGTAACCTTAAAGTATACTAAACGGGCATTTAGTCCTTTAAATAACTCAATAATTAAGTTAACATTAAGCACTCAGGTCAACCCGTAAGCCTGGGTGCTTTTGTTATGTAACTAATCATTCTCTTACTTAAAGAAAGGAGATAGTCTATGGACCTTGGTAATGGTTCTGGTCTGTCAGCTGCTGATATTCTCGCTCTGACAGGCAACAATAACGATGGCTTCGGTGGTTCCGGATCTGGCATGGGCTGGTGGCTTATCCTGTTGATTCTCGTACTCGGTGGCGGCTTCTGGGGAGGTCGTGGTTATGCTGGAGGCGGAAACGGCGGAACAGATTCCGTAGCAGCCATGGCTGTGCCGT